CTCCTTTGCCTCTAGTTGTTCTTCTAATCGGCTTTGCTGCTTTTCGAGGCATTATGCATAAAATGTTGTCATAGTGCCAAAGGTACTTTGAGTGTATTGAATGTAAATACCATCAGTAAACAACAATCCATTATCTGGAATGGTGATATCTCTAGTTACTGTAGCAGATGCTACAGATCCAAGTTTAAATAAACTAGTTCCTGTTGGAGAAGTTGTTAAAAAATCAATGCTTCCAGCTGTTCCAGAACAAACTAAATTTAAACCTTGCAATCTAGATCTTCCTGCAAAAATAACATCAGCCGCTGAATTATTAATTCCTGCTGAAACATTACCTGCTGGATTGCCAACTGCTGATATACCAGATATTGTTTTAAAATATTTGCTTCCAGTGGCTTTGCCTGCATTATCGCCTGTTATAGATTCAGTTTGAGCATCGCCATTTACATCTGTTCCTGTAACTGTAAAAGAAATAGCTGAATCATCTCCAGCTGATAAAATAGTAACTATTCTTCCAGAATCAAGAGCAACTGATCCACCAGAAGCTAACGCACCACCTATTGTAAGTGCTGCGTTATTTCCAACTGAAGCGGCTGCTGATATTCCATCTGCGTCTAATGCTTGGGTATCAGCGGTAATAAATTTACCTTGAACATCTGAGCCTGTCATTCGACCTGTCATAATTTACTCCGTTATGCTATTTGAGTATATTCAATAATAAATGTAAAAGAACCTGCGGTTGTAGCATCTACTGTATTAGTAATGTTACAGAAAATATTTCTTGCAGTGTCTGTATATTGAACAGAAGCTGGAGCTGTTGTTCCATCTTGAGTTTGTAGAACTAAGCTTGTTACAGTTACATTGTGAGCAACAACAGTTGTGCCCCCATCAAGTATTTCATCAGTCTGAGCTGCAACAATTTGTGCACCTGAAGAAGATGTACCTACTTCGTACCCAATATCACCTGTTCCAATAACTGGAGCAACGTCACAGAAAATTTTAATATCTGTAATGATTGTGTTAGCTGGTTGTACGAATGTACCTATAGTTGGTGAATCACCTGCTGTACTATTTACTGTTACACCAGATACAAAACCTACATGTTTTACATATTTGTTAGTAACAATACCTGTTGATGCAATGTTTACAACATCAGTTTCAGCACCTGTAGTGCTATTTACTGATATTACCTTAAAACCATTTTCAGACCTAACTGGTCCGCTAAATGTTGAATTTGCCATAATTTCCTCCTGGGAAATAAGTTCTACTGTCTTGGCTTGTCTGCTAGGTCAGTCAGTAAAACAGATTAATTAATCCTAGATACTAACCAAAGTATATATCAGATTAGTCTAAATGGGGAAGAGTTTGTTTTGTTTTTAATATTTCTTCTCTTGATTGAACAAGAGATTGATATGCATCTTTTACAGCCGGATCTTTGCCAAAATAGTCTAATATGTCTTGGCCTGTCATTTCAATTAAAGATTGAATGGTAATTAATCTACCCTCGATGTCTTTTAGTTTTTCGTCTGAATGATCTGCCATGGTGTTTATCCTATCTCTCTTCTGTCTAATATTATAACCATCTAACCAATTTTTTACATTGATTATTTTTTTACTAAACTCTGAAAAAGTTTCCCAGTCTCTAATATCTTCGACAGTTCTACCACACCCTTGGCATCGGTCATCGAATGGGGCCATTGATGTCGAGCAAACTCCTACACATGGTGAATTCGCTAGACTTATTGAATCGTGTAAAGCTGTATTCATAAAACCTCACAGGTTTTTGTTGAATTATACACTTATTAACTTAAATTAAACAAACTTTATTATAAATAAAAAAAAGGGAGCCGAAGCTCCCTTTACCAATAAATTGGATTTATGCACCTTGTGATGCAAAGACAGCTCTTGGATTTGAGAATCCGAAAGAATATCTTTCTCTAGCTTTGAATCTGACATTGCCAGTATCAAAGTCACCTTCCATAGAAGTTGAAAGAGCAGATCTCTCGAAGTGTTTAAATCCGTCAGGACAGTCTGTTAACAAGAACCAAGCATCGTTGTCTGTTAAGAAATGGTTAACTGCGTAACCACCTGGGACCATTCCCATGTTCTTAATAGCATTGATGTCATTATCAGAGGTACTAACTCTACCTGGTGTGTTAAGCAATCTATCTGCCACAAATTGTAATTGTGGTGGAATGATTAGTTTCTGGCCCTGTAGGGCAAGAATCATGCTTTTGTCATCAGTGAAAGTTGATACAGAGATAATTGCATCTTCCAACGAAGTCTCATTTAAGTCAGAGTAAGTGCTAGGTCTGTTGCTTAAAGTACCGCCACCAGCTAATGGGTGAGCTGTACTTACTAGAGCAACACCATCTCCACCAGTAAAGCTGGATGAGAAAGCGTTGTTCAAAACAGCAGCTGCTTTTACTTGCTTAGTATGAGCCATAGATCGTGCTAGAGCTTTTGTATATCTAGCTCCTAATCTATCATATAGGTTGTCTTCAATTGCTTCTTCAGTAAGAGCAAACGCTAACGCGATAGTCTCGTGTGAATACCTTGCAGTAAAGCCTTCAGAAGCTGAATCAAATTCAACCGCATTTCCTTCTTGTTTTACTTTAGCATTCCCGAAACCAACGATCATTGTTTCTTCTTCAAAAGCACGGTCAGATGACTCGGTTTCAAAGATTTCAGCATGTTCGTTTTCGTAACGATTGTACTCCATTCCAAATAACGCATTCAGACCTGGTTCTAGCTCTTTGGCTAATTGTGATCTATTAATCGCCATTGTTATACTCCCGTTGTTTGAGCGTATAAGTGCTCGTTAATTTTAACAATCATATTGACGTAAGTAGAAAGACTTCCAGTTCCTAGAGCGTTATTCTCTGGGTCGTTAGAAAATCCAATAATTCTACACTGAGCTGTGCCTGTAGCCATAGTTCCACTTAGATCTACATTAGATCGTCCGTTTACTGTACTACCAGCAGTGTAAACAATATCAGCGTTTAAACCGACAACTGTTTGTACCACACTACCTGTAGCAGCACTTTGAACTTCAAACAAAGCATTAGGATCGTCAACTACGAAAGCCACCGCGTCAGAAGATGCAGTTGTGGTCGGCCAGTAAGGTGAATAAATCACTTCGCCAGCTGAATCAGTATATCTACATCCTTGAAAGACTCCCAACAGTAAATCGCCAGCAGCAGCGACTGCAATGCCGCCAGTGTTAACCATTTTTACCGGGTCGCCTGTAAAGATACTTCCGGTTGTACCTGTAAGAATATCGTACTCAGTAGTACCAGTGCTGTTAGAACTGCTACCAAGTTTTCCTATAGGTCTTAAACCGAATTTAGCATTTGTATTTGCCATAATAGTTTCCTAGTTAAATTTTATTTTAGAAGTTGTAATTACTTACCGCTTCCACCAAAAGTAACCTTCGATGATCTATTTGTTGTAATAGGCATCGATGGGTTCTCTTCACGCATTAGGTCGTTTTCTACAGCTGTCATTTGGTTTTGGGTTTGTTGTTCAAAGTATTCATTCCTTTGATCTGCGATTTCTTTATCAATTTTGCACAGTATCAATCCACCCACTCCTATAATTCCAGCGTGCCGACCATCATCGACTGTAGGCAAATCATGAAATCCTGGAAGTTCTTCAGGTCTTACTGGAACGAATCCTTCACGAAATCTTTTTGAGACATTCGTTTTGTCATCTTGTCCTAGTATGGCCTCTCTGATCCAACGATAAGTTATGCCTTGAGATTCAGCTGCTTTAATAGCTTCTTCTGGTAGCTCTAAAGCTGAAGGCATTTTCCAAACTTTTGGCCTGTCCTCTTTTGCTCTAGTGTCAGCACTCCTTGAAGTTCTAACATCCTTATCATCAATCACTTTATCTTTTCCTTCTGTCATGATTTTTCTAGCCTCGCTTTTTGTATTGCGTAGTCCTTAAATGACACTCCAAGCTTTTTAGCTAATGCTTGCTCGCTCGGTGTCAAGGCGATACGATTTTGTTTGCGTCCTGTCGATGTGTTGCGTGTGGCTGAAGCGACTGTCTGGACGGGTTTTTTGTCCGCTTCCACGTTAAACTTGTGGGGCAACTCGCGTTGTACCCTCTTATCAATCTCACTATAATACTCATCTGAGTCTAAGTCAAAGCCTTCGTTCTCTAATTGTTTATGAACTGCAAAGGCAACAGAGGTTGCAACTTGGTCTTGTCCAAACCAAGAATTCTTTTTGGCCCAATCACGAGACTTAGGTGATGGCTCATTATACTCTTCAATAGTTTCTTGAGGTTGTTGTTGAATTTGCGCTTGTTCTACATAAGCGGCTTCTTGTTCTTCGTATTGTTTTTGCTGTTGCCTATATTGTTCAAGCCTTGCTTTATCTGATGTAGCCATAGTTAAAGCTTCAGTTGCACTAGCTATTGCTTCTGCATCTTGAGCTTCGCTGGCTTGTTTTAAAGCTTGTCTTGCTAAAGTTATTTGTGATTCAACTCGATTAGTAAATTCATCGCCATAACTTGATTGAAAAGATTTTTGCGACTGTCTTAATTGCTCGTTTTGATCTTTCAAATCTTTGGCGTACTGAACAGCCATAAGTTCTCTTCTTTGAAACTCTTTGGCTTGGGCCACTGCTTTGTTAATTCTATTTTGTGCAAGTGATGCTCTTTTTTCTACATCAGATAAATCTTTTGCTTTTTCCTCTACTTGAGGAGACGCTTCAAAATCTTCTTTGATTTCATCTTCAGTAACTGGAGATGCTTGTTCAGCTTTTTCGTCTAGGACAATATCAACTGAATCTTCCTGCACTTCGTCTTCAACTCTTTTGTGCTCTGGAACTGCTGCTTTTTCAATTTTTTCGTCTGTAATTTCTACATCAATGTTTGTTGCTTCTTCTGCCATGATTTACCTCTATAAAGATTTAATGTCGTCTGGGTTTAAAATTGTAGCAATCACTTCGTCATCATTAATAATGCGAACTTCGTGATCATCTTCTAATTTAAAACGAGTGCCAGCATATCTGCCAATAAGGATCCAATCTCCTTTTTTAGCCCATGCTTCGTTGCCAAATTTATTTTCATCTTGGTAGGCCAAAGGTCCAACCTTTAGCACATAGCATATAACTGTGGACAAAGCTTCTCTGTCTACAGTTTCTTTTATTAATTGAATGCCACCATCAGTTACTCCTTTGCCTTTGTACGGCAATACCAATAAACGCCATCCTGATGGATCGGGCATTCTATCTAGTAAGGATTTTTTTAGTAGGGTGGGGTCTAAAACTTTAGTTTCAGAACTGACAAATGCTTTGTCTAATTCAGATTCAGTTTCATTTTTTTTTGCGACATCTTTACTCATCGTTATCTTCCATTTGCAGCGTTTCTTTTAAATCTTCTATAAGGGATCGAATCGCCGATAACTCTCCCATAAGATACTTGTAATCTTCCATCGATCTTACATTGCCCCCAGCAATGATGTCAACGGTGTTCTGTTCTCTTTTTCTTAAATTTTTAAATAAATATTCTGCTAAATTTACAGTATCCATGGCTCTCTCCTGCCTGTGTTATTTTATCTTCTAGGCCCAAACATTCCTCTGTCTCTTAAATTTGGGTTTCCATAATCGTAATCTTCAAACATTTCTTCCATTTTAGGTGGGGGTGTGTATATTGGGGCTGGAGTTGCCAAAGCTTCTCTAATGCTTTTTTGTCTATTTTCTACACTGCCATATTTCGCTATTGCATTTTTTATGCTTTCAGCCTTTCTTTCTTCTTCTTCTGCTTTTTTTCTTGCAAGTTGTTCAGGGGTTAGAGGCATTTCACCAATAGGAGTTCCTTGCGTTTGAACTGGAGCTGGCATTGTTGGTGCTGGCATTTGATATTGTGGTAATCCACTAAAGTCTATATTTTGTATTCCAGGTACGTTTGAAAAATCTGGCATATTAGTAAAATCCATGTCTTCAATCACAGGAATTCTAGGTGGAGGCGGTGGAGGAGGAACTGGTAAGTTACTAAAGTCCATGTCCTCTAAGTTTAAGTCTGACAATCCACTAAAGTCTAAGTTTGAAAAGTCAGGTGTTACGCCTGGAAAGAATCCATTAGGCTCTGGCATTGTAGGTGGAGGTGGAGGTGTAAATACTGGTTCAGGTGTTGGTTCATTAATAAGTACAATATTTCCATCTTGGTCATACTCATATCCTTCAGGTAAAGGCGGTGGCATAACTGGTTCTGTTACTGGAGCTGGAGCTGGCATATAAGGCGCAGGATCTCCTACTCCTCCTGTTGGGGGTGGTGCTGGTGTAGGCGCTGGTGCAGGTGCTGGCATCGGCATAGGCGCTGGAGGTCTATTAAATTGATCCCGAATTGGATCATATCCTGTTCTAGTTGGCATAAAAGCCTCTTGTGGTTGAACAGGGGCTTGATAACCTTCAGGCGTAAAATACGCAGGGCCACCCACCACGAGATTGTTTGCTGGTCTTGGGGGTGTAGGCATACGTTGAATATTGCGTTCTGCAAATTGATCGGGCCTAGTAAGACCTGGAGGTGCAACTAAAACTCGATCAGACATTTTTTTAGGAAACGCCGCTAAACTTAGTGCCTCTTAAAGCAGCTCCGCCACCCTTAGAGTTACCAGCACCATACTTACCAGGTTTGCCACCATTAGCAACTTTTTGTGGTGTTGCATAATTAACCGTGCCTTGATCTTTAATCGTTACACTTGATTTAACGTTTTTTGCTTTTTCCATTTTTTTTACCTTTATTTTTTCTTGCTGCTTCTAGAGCAATTGCAATAGCAGTTTTCTGTTTTTTACCGCTACCCATTAATTCACTTATGTTAGCAGATATTGTCTTCTTACTGCTACCTTTTTTTAAGGGCATATTATTTCTTCTTTTTTACCTTGGCCTTAGTCTTAGCGACAGCTTTAGGTTTGGCAACTTTTTTTGCTTTTGGTTTGCTTTCTTTAACAACTTTGGCAAGGACTTCATTCGCTTCCTTATCGGCTTCTTTTGCGATTTTGTCGATGTCGAGATTTGCATTCGCATTGATGATCGGTTGATTGCCATTGATTCTGCGCTCCTCTTCTTCTTTTAATTGTTTTTTGTGCATTGCTGCCATTTCTTCTCTTATTGAACTCATTTGTTACCTCGCATGATATCCATTGCTTTGAATTGGTTTTGTTGTTCGATTCTTTCTCTTGCTATGTCATCTTTCATCTTAGCAATGTCTTGTTGAATAACCAAACGTTGTTCTGCTAATTGATTACTTTGCATAGCCTTCATAGCATCAAACTGTTGACGTTGTGCAAACTCTTCACGCTTGCGTTGTACATCATCAGCTTTGATGTCTAACTCTTTACCTCTTAGTTCTACCAAAGGATCAGGTTGTGGAGGGGGTGGCATGAAGATAGAATTTATTTGTTCCATCAACTGAGAGACAACTGCAGCCACGTCTCTTGCCACCGACTCTTGTAATTGTTGTTGATACTGCATGCCAACTTCTGGTGGCAATTGTTGTATCTGTTGCAAGGTTGCTTGGAACTCTGGGTTCTGAGCATTTTGCTGATCAACAATTTCAGCAGCTCTAAACGAAACATGCTGATAAATGTGTGCTTGTATTAAA